AGGACGCTTGACTGGCTTCTTACTTACGCGCTTTCGCGTTGCCATTTCTGACCCCTCTCGCTAGGGCCAATTCTAGCTGAGACTCCATTTTATCAAGGCGCGACACTATTGGAATATTCTCCAATTTAATTATGTAGCGAAGGCCAGCGATCATCAGCCCTATTGATCCTAGGACTGATGCTATAAAGCCAGCAACGCTGGTCGCTTCCATTATCGAACGCGTCCGTAACGCTCATAGTTAGGATTTAGCCAATTGATGATGCTAGGCAAGACTGATACGAGAGCTGCATTGGCAATTGCATTGACATCTAGCCCGACTGCCAGATAAGTCGCTAGTGCCGTTGCTAGGAATGTCTTTGCCCAGCTCTCTGCCATCTTCTTTAAGTCGCTCATTAGCTTCTCCTTCGAGGTTGAAATAACTGCCATCTTTGTCTCCCAAAGTTGTGAATGAAATATGAAAATGTGAGCGGTGAGGGTTAGCGCCTTTGTAAGCTCTGCGCTTCCATCCCAGTATCGGACTCATAATCTTTCCATCGTAGATTATGTATTTAATTCGCTTATCGCCCTTCTTGGCTAGCTTGCGAATCTTCTCGACTAGCGCGTAAGCCTCTTCCTTATGAGCTGCTAGATCAGCATCAATATCTAAAGCTCTGACAATTCCATCGATTGGTATATGGTCAGAACTGCCTTTAGCAAGGTGGCGAGCATCAGCAATCCAGCCATCAGACTTCCTATCGCGATCAGGATAATCGTCATCGATTTGTTCGCGAAGTTGGACACCAGCGGCACAAAGCCTTGCCATTAAATTCCTAGTGCAGTCTTTAAACTAGCAATTGTTAAACCAACGCTAGCCAATTTGTCCTCTATGGTTGGCTCGGGCTCTGGTTTAGCAATATGACTTTCTATTGCCGCTTGCAGTTCATCAATTGTTGCTGGGTTGTTTTCGGTTAATGAAACTGAAATTATTGTGCCAGTTTTGTCTTTGTCTGCGTTTAGACCTTTGCCATTTAATTCTTTATCTAATTGCGCTAGGTTTATTTTTTTATTGACTTTTACCATTATGAACCCATATCTATGACTGATAGTTGTATATTGTTAAATGAAACTGTGCCAGTATCAACGCTTCTGATTTTTACTGTAAATGTATTTGATCCTGCCGTCAAGCCACTAACTATTCTTGCTGTTGTGCCACTAGCGCCATTTAAAGTTGAACTGATACCGCCAGAGGAATAACAAAAATCGTCTGAGGCGGCAACTGTTGAAGCGCCACTAATTGCGTAAGAAATAAGTCCGTGACGACCACCAGCATTGGTGCTTATTTGGCCTCTAACGATGACTAATGCTTTTGTTCCTGTAGTTATTGTAACTGCAACGCTACTTGTCAAATTTACATAAGTTGCACTTGTTGTGTCGTTACCTGCACCCGTTGCAACTGAATTAGTTGGCGTAGAAGCTGCAGTTGTAGCCCAAGCTGGAACTCCGCTTGAAACTGTAAGAACTTGGCCAGTAGTTCCAATAGGCAATGCAGTATTGACATCAGCCGTTGCGGATCTATAAGCAAGAGCGCCCGTAGTAGTTTGAGGGTTTAGATTTTTTGTTGTTGTATCAACTGAGCTGCCAAGCGTTCGGATGGCAGATGCGCCATCTTTGACCAGCGCAGTATCGTCAGGCGTAGTCCATCCATAATTTGTTGTCGTTGCCATTTATTCTCCTATGCCACTATTGTAGCGTTTAGCCAAGTTAAATCGGGCAGAATTGTATTAAAGGTCTCAACGGCTGGGACATCGTTCCAGCGCATTGCTTGGAGACTATAAGCGATAGGCGAGACATTTAGGGTTAAAGTTAAGGAATTAAGAGAGGCTGTCCAAGTCCAGCCTTCGACAAATCCTTGAAATTCGCCATTACCCATATTGGCAGGCAAATTCACAATATTTAGAGGCATACCCATAAATACGCCTAAAAGGGAATTTCTGTCTGCATCATCAATTTCTGAGCTGCCTATTGGGAAACTGATTGTTGGTAGCTGATATTGCGGATAAGCCCTAAGACCTAAATAAAATTCTGCTTGATCCTCGGCATCAGCTAAATGCCTTAAAGTAGTTTCCACCTCAGCAGCTAGCTCACCATAAAGAGCAATTGAATCAGGGTCTGAATCTGTTGCTACTTGATCGCTATCAGCACCATAAAGAACTGTTAAAGCATTTCTAACATCTCCAGCTCGTTTAACGATTTGAAGCCCTGAGCCAAAGGCGTGATTGCCATCTAAATCAACATAGCCATAAGTTGCTAGATAATTGGTCCGATGTGTGGAATCCGCGTAGCCGATGCGACCTTCAGCATCCTCATAAATATAACCCAGACCAGAAGTAGCTGCTGCTGAAACTAAATCATAAACTGTTCCGCTAACTCCAGTTTGACTGTGCAACTCATAATTTCCAGGAGTATCAACTTCACCTAAGCCAGTATTAAGAGCATCTTCCCATTGTTCAGTTGCGTCATAGGTCGCCCAAGTCAAAGCTGCTGGAACTTCATTCCAACTGCCTAAAACGACATCTTCTAATAATTCTAAAATTCTATCGCCATCAAATTGATGAGCAAAGTTGCCAGAAAATACGGCTCTATTTAATCTGGCCAAAGCTCCAACGGCAATAATATTTATTCTTTGGCTTAAAGCTGAAGATCCAGAAGTAGCAACCACAACGCTTAAATCGGTAATAAATCCGCCAAAAAGAAAAACATAAGTTGCAGACGAATTTAACACTTCAATTGTTACTGAATCATTAATTTCATAACTAACTTGATTTGAATTAGTTTCTAATAAACTTAAATTGCAATAACCTGCAATTGGTTGGGAATAAATGTCAAAACGGCCTGAGGTAATTGTTAAACCACTTAGAGAAGCTGACGTAACTGTTGATCCATTTACCTTGACTCGATAAGTTGGACTCCATAAGGTCAAGGTTGTAACCCACCTAGACCGCCGCCATTACGCCTCTGGCTACTGTTTAAGGCTAAAATGACGGCTCTGCTAAATCCTTCTTCATCTATTACGGAAGGAGAATTAACATTTATTATGACATTGCCGCGCTCATCAGCTCTTCTTACACCAGCGACATCGAACGATCCCGTTCCTGCTATTCTTTTAATAAAATTAGCTTCGCTAACTTGCTCAATTAGAGTAGGCGTAGTTCCACCTACTCCAGTTCCGCTTGCCGTTTTTAATCCAGCACTAACGCCAGTATTGGATGCAGTTCTGCCTGTTGCTATTTTTAGACCGCTACCAGAAGAAGATGCTGAAATCCCAGCATTTATTGCTGCATCACTTACTCCACTAGCTTCAGGAGTATCACCACTACGAGCCAAAGCATTAGCCCCAGCTAAAACTACTGCAGCACCAGCTAAGGCAGCGCCGCCTAGTAGTGGATTGAGAGCAAATGCAGCTGCAACGCCTGCTACGATAGAGCTTGCTTTTAATAAATTGTAAGCCTTAATAAGTCCATTAATTAAAGCAATTGTGCCTGCAACGGCTGCTGCTACTTTAGAGACCACAAAGACTGTCGCTATCACACCAGCCAAAATTAAGAGCTCATCTTTTAAATCAACGACTGTGTTGATAATGCCATTGATTTTTTTGCCCCACTCAATAGCTGTTTTTTGTGAATCGGTTAAAGCATCATCAAGCTGACCCTGACCTGTTAAACCATAGATAAAAGCTTCTAAAGTTGGAATAAAATAAACTAAAAGAAAATCAGTTAGTTCTTGAACTACGGGAAGTAAGGCTGCGCCGATTGACTCTTTAGCCTCATCCAAAGCAATTTTAACTCGTTCCATTTGCTTTGCCGTTGTCTCGGATTCATTCTCAGCAAAGTTGCCAAATGTCGCGGTGAGGTCTTGAAAAGTCTCATCAAAGGTTTTGCCTTTGAGATCAGCCTGATCTATACCTAAGCCCAATTTGCCTAGCGCTGTTGTGTTGCCATCGTAAGCTCGACCTAAAGCATTTGTCACTGCTTCAAGCGGCTTGCCTGTTGCTGCACTTAAATCTAGTGCTAAATTTAGCAACTTCTGAGCATCTTCAACATCATTTGTTGAGCGGACTAATCTGCTGAATGCTGGACGCAATTGATCATCAGTTACGCCAATGGCAATTGAGGTTTTTGTTATGTAAGCCTCTACCCCTGCAATTTGGGCATCAGTTGCAGCAGTTGTGTTTCTTATTGTTTCTGCTAATTTACGCTGAGCAGCTTCATCCTCGGCAGCTGCTTTAACTGCGCTTACTGCAAATGCCCCAATTGCCGCTCCAGCAACGGCAAAGGCAAGGGCTGCCTTCTTTCCGAATTCGGCGGCGCGCTCTCCAATAGAATCAATATCTTTAGAGCCAGCGGATAACTTTTTTTGGAAGTCTGCTGTGTCAGCAAGAAGCTTGAGCGTTAAGGCTCTTGAATCAGATGCCACCGATGCCCCACTTATCTAGTATCTTATTAAATGCTGCTGTCCATTGTGCCACAATATTGCGCTGCTCTTGGCGTAGCGTTGGGTAAATAAACCATCCGCGAGAGCCGCGTCCTTGTCTGCCAGAGTAGGCAGGAAATTGCTTAAATTTATTTGAACCGAATTCAAAGCCAGCCCAAAGCATTTGAGTATTAGCTCCACCGCTAAATCTTTGACTGGCAAAGCCATATTTGATTTCGCCAGTTGTGCTGGTCTTAGACACTTTAGATCCGCTTACTATTCTGTTTATCGCAGCTTGGCCTTGCGTCCTAGTTTTGGATTTTGTGGCAATTGCAGTTTGAAGATAGGTGGCAAGAGCATTAGAACTTTGGCGAGCCTCGGCTTTGGCTTCGTCACCTAAGACTGAGAAGGCTTTATAGACTTGGCGAAGCTCTGTCCGGTCAAATGCTGACATTTCTTCAGCCATTGCTATTCATCTCCTTTATCAGCTCGACTGCCGTTGCTACATCGTCCCAATCATCCCAATACTGCATCGGGATACCAGTCTTAAGAGCAACTGTTACTAATAGCCGCCTTACGCTGTCGGGCTGATGGCTTTTGGGTCATCGTTGCCTGTCTTAATATCGGCAACTGTTTCCATCCATATCTCAAAGCTCTTTATCGGCTTACCCGCGCTTTCGCGCTTGTGAGCGTTATAGGCCAAGAACATTAAGTCCCAGATTCCTATATTTTCTTGAGCTTTGGTAATAGTGTGTCCAGTTGCCTTTTCCCACTTAGCCCACTCTGGCGGTTGAGCAATATAAGTTGCTGATTCGCCAGAGTTATATTCAATTGTGATTGATAGTTTCATAGCTCCCGATGCTCCGATCTCTTAACTAAAGGACTCTGTTGGTGTTCCAACGACTGTCATCGTCCAAGTGTCGGTAAGTGCTCCAGGAGCAGCTCCGCCAGCAGTTGGGAAGATTGGCAATACATTGAAAGCAAATACTGCGCCAGTTACTGCGGTGAATGAAACTGCAAGTGTGGTGTTAGGTGCTGCTTCAGCATCAGCCCACATTCCTTCAAATAGTGAGCTCGCAGCTCCCCAATCCTGTAGCAGTTCAATTGTAAATGTCCATTGCTTATCAACGGATTTGTAAGCGCGCCCATCAAGAGTCTGATAGGTCTCGATAATAGTCTCGCAGCTAAGGACTGCGCTTGTTGCTTGAGCATCGTAAGTGGCCGTATCAAGGGTGAAGGTCACATCGCGCCCAGTTATTACTGTTGTTGGCATTTGGGTCTCCTATGCGGTTTGCTCGTAGCGGACGCTCAAGCGTATGTCTGCAACCAATAAATTGGTTGTTCCTACTGTTGTTACTGACGGCCTATCGACTGTCGATAACTCATACTTGGAAGCGTTGAGCGCTCCAAGAATACTAATAATTAATTGCTCTAAATTGTCTAAAGAAGCGGCGTTGCTGAAATACGCAACGCAAGCAGTTATGGTGTAATTTAATCTAACTCGGGTTGTTGTTTTACCTAAGACTTCAAGTTCCATATAAGGCGCATCAGGGACAACTACGATTGCTGGGACGATGGGCGCTTCTGGAACTGCGTCGTAGATATTGGCCGCGCATCCAGCCAAGGCAGTCTTAATCGCGCCTCTAACATCTGTGGCAATTGTCGATGCAGGCATTAGCCGACCATAGTTTCAACATCAAGATATGGGCCAAGTAAGCCAGTTACTTTGGCGAGTAAATTCTTGGATAGGCGGTAAGGGGTAACTGCGAAATCTACGCCTTCGATTGATCCACCAGCGGCGGTTCTGGCTTGGAAGATTTCAACGGAGATAGCCAGAATAGCAGCTTCAGCATTGGCATTTCCGACATAAGTTGATAATCCAGAGAGCGCAGCATTTCCTGCTGGGATAACATTCTTTTCCAATATGTCTGCATTGGTGATTGCAACGGCAAATTCATAATCTGATAATCCATCTGCTAAAACTGTGTGTGTGCCGTTAAATGGCGAGCCGCATCCCGTAATGATTACGGATTGGCCTTCGGTAAATTCTTGGATTGTAGCGGTAATAAAATAAGCGATATTATCTTCAAGTCTTACTTTGTTAATCTTGCTTTGGAAAGTAACTAGCATTGGTAGAACTAGATTCTCCGAGGCATCTACTATGTCGTTTAGATAAGCATCTGAATATAGGGATGACGAAACGCCAAGAATTGTCCTTAACTCTGTGGCCGTAACGATACTAGGCATTTCGCCATCCTTTCAAGCAGTTAGGTGAGAGGCCAGCTCGGGAGCGGAC